AAAAGGTATGTACCGTTGTCCTGTTTCAGAATTGTGCCGTCCTCAAGCGCCTTATCGACCATCCTATAAGCCGTCGATCCTGAGCAATTAACCGTTTTGGAAATCCACTGCTCCAGCGCCTTTCTGCCGCACGGGTAATCCTTGTACTTACCAAAGTTTACCATCATGGCCTCCGGTCCCGGCTTCTTTTTTGCCGGCTGCCCTGCCTCCACCCACGCCAGCCCATGATCCGAGTGCCGCAGAAACACAAACGGGTGCACAGCAGCCTTTGTCGCGCAAATTTCGCCCGCCCTGTGCGATTGTTGCAGCCCGCTACGCTTGCCCCGCTTCGACACCTCCAGCCTGTAAATGTCCGTGCCATCCTCATCCTGACCTGCCGGGGCCAAGGTCACCACCGCCCGGGCCCAGTTGGTGAGCTCCGACGATCCAAAGCCGCTGTATGCCTTATCGTGGCCCGTGTAGCCCGTCCCGTCACGGGTGGGCTTGGGCGTGTGGTGGATCAGCATCCAGCTGAACTGGCTGGCCAAGGCCAACGGGTTTAGCCGATTCCGCAAAAAGCCGCCCGCCGTCTCCTGGCTGGACAGGTCGCCCCCGATAAACGCCAAAAGCGGATCCGCCCAAAACAGGTCCGGCCGGTACTTTTCCGCCAGTCGCCTTGCCCGGTCCACAAATACCTCCCCCGTGCTGGTGCAGTCCCGGACGATGTGGACGTTAGTAATCACCATGGCCATCTCCTCCGGGCTTAACTGCATCGCTCTGACCACACCGGCCGCCGCCTCTGCCACGTCGCCCAAATCGTTCTCAGCCTGCACAATCAGGCTGCGCAGCCCGTCCCCCTTGGGCGTGATGCCAAAAAACGACCGCCCCACCGCCCAGGTGATGGCCGCCTGCAGGCACAGCACGCTCTTACCCAGCCCGCTGGATCCCACCCACAAAGCCGATCCACCCCGGCAGATCCACCTCTTGCCCAGTAACGTGGTCGGATCCGCCTCCTCCTTAAAGTTGAGCAGCTCCTCCCACTTATAGGGCTCTGGGATGTCCCCATAGACCGTCCACTCTTTCCACTGCAGGTAGGTCAGCGTCGGTGCTCCGCACTCGACCAGCTCCTGCTTTTGGCCCGTGGCCGTCCGGACCGCCCCTGGCAGGCGCGACAAACGCCCCGGATCCTTGTTGGCCGCGTCCGGCTTGGCGTGGGCGATGTGCTTGTAGATAAAGTCCACCCGGTCGCGAAACTCCACCTCGCTCTGCGCGTCCACCGTCACCCACCCGTGCAGACTCCGGCCCCCGGACCGGATGATGCAGCTCGTCGGCAGCCCCGCCTTTTTCAAAAACGCCCACTGCTCGTCCAGCGTACTTTCATCAAATTCCACCAGGCAATGCCTCCACCTGGTGATGTGCTCCGCCTTGCGCCCCTTGCCGTTGTTGGGATTGATCGAGCAATACACCCCCACCGCATCCCCCTGCCACTTCTCCAGCCCGCCGTCCTTAAACAGCTCGATCCACTCCTCCCTAGTCCGGTTCTCCCCCGCCCCCTCCGGCCGCTCCCGTTCCCCGTCATTGATCGACCGGCAGATGTTGATGCTTTCCCCCAGCTCAAAACACGTGGCCAGAAACTTCTCCACCGGCGTCTCCCCCACGCTCTGCGGCATCGGCGGCACCGGCATCTCGTGGCGCACAATCGTCAGGCCTTGCAGCTGGTACTTGCTCGCCGGACGCCAAGGCTCCCGGGCCGGCCTCGCATACACGCTCTTGACCACGCTGACCGCCTCCCGCTGCGTCAGCCCGTTCTTACGCGCCCACTCGTCCGCCTCCGTCTCCGCGTCCGCGGCCGGCATGCCCTGGTCGCGCAGCTGGCAGACCAGCTTGAACAGGCTGATGTTTCGCGTTCCCTCCTCCGCGCCATGCTGGCGGATCGCCTCCGCCGCCGGGGCCAACGCCACCGTCACGGCTTGGCCGCCTTGGCCTTGAGGTCGCGCTCCTGGTATTTCTCGGCCCGCTTCAGCAGTTCCTTGATGACCACGTGACCCAGCTCAAAACATTCCAAGGCCCTTTGTAGTTTCCAGTGCAGGCCGATCGCCATGTCGCCCTTCATCGCTTCACGCAGCTTGACAATGCCGCGCTTCTGGACGTCATCAGTGCAGCGGATGCGTTTTACGGACATGTGTTACACTCTTCGGCCTCTTTAATCATAAATTTGAGGCATTCTTCTGTTTTATTTTCAGCTAATAGCTTAAGACAATCGTCTATCGGGTTATCCCTGCACAAAGAATAAGGCTTTTCGTGCATTTTTTCTGAAAATTGCTTGCAAAGCCACGTTGTATCTGCGGAAGGATTTTCTCTTTCTAATTTAGAAAACCCATCCTCTGGCATCCCAAGAATATCAAACACCAAGTTTAACAGGGCGTAAGAATTTGGAATGCTTAGTTTCATTCCCTGAACTTCAATTCCAACGTCATATAAAGCATTTACCGCATCAGTGCATTCTTTTTGCATTTCAAGCATTTTCAATAATTGCGCATAGGTAATTTCGTATTTCATTGTTTTCTTCATTTAATCACCACTGCCCAATCCCAAACCGCCCACGGTTTGCTCTGATTTTTGCTACGACATCCGCCCACTCCTCCATCGACCAGGTGCCGAGGATGCGGGCATCAAAGAATTTGATGAGTTGAGGCAGGGTCATTCTAAATTTCCGGCACAAGCAATCGCCGCCTCAATAGCTTCCTGTTCGGATTGTGCGTCTACCTCCAAAACTCCAAGCCTTTGACTGGGGAGGGCACACGAAATCCTGCTTGTCCAGTGATACAGATCGGTATCAAACCACGTGTGTATGTTTGCCCAGCCATCCCCGTGCGGCGCATTTTCGCCTAAGCGAGGATCCCATTTGTTAGGATCATTTGTGAAAAAAAATCCTTTGGTCGTGCTCACTTCCGCTTCCCCCACACGTGCTCGACAAACACCCAGACGCAATAAAGCACCGTCAGCATGACCAAAAACTCAGCGTCGATCCCGTCCCTCCACCACTTGCGGGCCGTGCCAATCATGCCAGTAACCACGGCCACGGCACCCACGGCCGTCAATGCCATCACAATCAGCTTGTCGTAGCGGCTCACAACACCGGCTCCGGCATCGGGCCCGTCAGCTTCCACTTGTACGTCGTCTTGTCGTACGCCAGCGGGTAGCCCATAAAGTCCCGCAGCAAATCAATGTCCCGGCCCACCGTCTTGTAGCTCACCTCAAACTCCTGGCCTATTTTCTCGCAGCTCGGCAGTTCCCCGTTTTCCCGCAGCATTTCCGCCATCCACCGGCACCTGCGCAGAACCGGCCGCGTCTTGCAGGTGTGGTCCCGCTTGGCTATCGCCGCCCTGCTCACAGCCCGCCCTCTCCCCGGATCCGTTCGATCAGGTCGTTCTCCCTGCGCTCGGCCGCCATCAGCGCCTCCTTGGTTTCGCGCAACTCGCGCTCCAGTCTCTGCACCCGGTCCACCAGCTGCCGGCTCAGCGGCTCGCTGGGTAGGACCAGGTAAGGCGCAGGCACCTCGCTCATGCCGCCACCTCCCTTGGATCGTACTTTTTCATCCAGCGCCAGATCGCCAGCGTCTTGCAGAAGATGTCGTAGGCCGCCTCCACCTCCTCCGGCGTCCACAGCTTGTTCTCAATCGCGCCCGTGGCCGGGTCGATGTACACGCTCCGGGCCGCCACCGGCTCGTCAAAAACGGCGTAAGCGTAGGCCGCCAGCTGGATGATGTCCGTGTCGTAGCTGTCCACCTTGTGCGGCTCGTCATGCGTGGCATAGCCGGGCATATCCGGAATCAGCTTCCCGATTTTCTTGAACTTGCGGGTCTTGAAATCCACCACCTCGGTCGTCTGCTCGTGCTTGTCGCCCCATTCGCAGATCAGATCCACGCGGCCGGCGTAGCCCTCCTCGTGGTTCACCACCACCTCCTCGCACTTGTGCACCTTCTGCACGAACCGCGCCCAGAATTTCAGGCTCTCCCAGTGCGGCTCAAAACCGGCCTGCAGATTGCCCGGATTCGTGCCATTCACCGCCGCCTCGCTCAGCTGGTGCACGTATGTGCCCCGGTCTGCGGCCGCCTGCAGGTCGCCCTTGCTGCCTGCCACCACCCGCCTGGCAAAATCCGCGTCCGTCTCTCCGTCCAGCCGCGGCGTTGTCATGCACTGCAGGATGGCGTTTTCCTGTTTCCAGTTGTCCAGCCCTGGCCGCGCCAGCACCGCGCCCATGATCGTCGTCGGGCTGGGGTAGGCTTTCTGCTTTCTGGCCTGCCGCAGGTCGCCATGGCATGGCTCACCCGTCGGCAGGTAGTAGTGCCCGGTCTCCTTTTGAGCCGTGGCAATTAGCTGTGCCACGGCCTTACGCCTTCCAGCTGCGGATCGTAGGCCAAGCCGAGGCAACGCACAGGGTCACCATCAGCGGGATTCCGATACGCACAATCAGTTCAAGTGTTTCCATAGTTTCCTTTCCGGAAGCCGGCGCCAGTCTGGGGAACTGACGCCGGCCCCCTTGGGTTTCTTCGTGGTTTCTGCCAATCCTTAAAATGGGATCTGGTTGCCGTCCGCGTCGGTGTCCGTGTTGCGGGACGATGCCGCTACGGCCAGCGCCGGCTTGGGCTCGCGGTCCTTAAATCGAACAAACTCCGGATCCACTTTGAGCTTGGTCTTGCCCGGCTTCAGCACGCTCTGGACGTTTGCGTAGGTCGTGCCGTCTCGCTCGTTGTGAGTGACGACGATCTGGCAGTTCTGACCGATCAGCTTTTCCAGGTCGAAGTTGTCGGGCGGCGGCTTGCCGAACCAAGACTTGAGGTCCTTGGCCAAACTGCTCTTTTCATGCAGCGTCAAGCCGTACCGGCGGCCGATGCTGTAAGGCCGGCCGTCCTCCATCTTGGTGCCCAGTTGCCAGACCAGCCGCACCTTGTGCTGCGATTTGGTTTCCCCCTGCCAGGTCGTTTCTACGATGCCCAGATCCGCCACATCGCAGCAGACCGCGTCGTGCACGCCCTCCGGCGCTGGGGTGTAGGTTCCGTTGCTGTTGGGTTTTGTTGCTATGATAGCCATGTTGATTTCTCCTTTTGGTTTTCCTCTTTTCGGTCCGACTACTCGTCGTCCACGAAATCGTTTGTTTCATGCGGCCGGATGGCTCGCAGTTCTTCACGCTCTGGCTCGATCCAGCCCAGCTCGTGCGCCCGGGCCAGCGATAGCGTGCGGTCGCTGTGATTAAGTTCCGCCAGCACCACCCGCTCCGCGCTGACGCGGCGCGCCTTCTCCAGCGCCAGCTCGTAGTGCAGGAATTCAGGCGTCGGCGTCATGCCCGCTCCTTGATTTTTTTCCAGAACCAGTCCACCGCCTGGCGGATGTTCTCCAGCGTCAGGCACTTGGTCGTAAAGTGGATCACGTTCCAGCCGCTATACGCCGCCAGCCGGCCCTTCTCCGCGTCCTTTACCTGCCCCATGCCCCGGCTGT